AAGACAAAACCTTTTCTTCTTGTGTCATAGTTACTCTCCTGGTTCGATATTTAGAAACGACTAGTATCGTTGTCGGTATCGATTAACCGACCTGTGTCTCTGTTGTATTGAAGTCTCCCTGCCCAACCTACCTGGCCAGTGAAACGGTTTTTAAGGACTACAATGTCCCTGGTGTCATCTGTAGGGTCTTCAGCGTTAACCTGAAGACCTAGACAGAAGTCTGCTAACTGAGCAATAGAGTGGCTGCCACGTAGCTGCGATAGCTTTACCTTGGCTCCATTCTCATGCCCATCACCCTGTGGACGTGTAAGGTGGCTTACCAGGAACAATGTGATTCCTAGCTCCTGGACCATCGTCCTGAGTGTTGTCATGATTTGGTCGATAAGCCGCCTTTCGTCAGTGACTTGACCAGTGATACCTGAGACCAGGATGCTGATGTGGTCTAGGAAGATGTGAGTACAGCCCATAGCTTTTGCCATGTACTGAATGCGGTTGACTACTACGTCTAATGAAGTTGAACCAAAGTGATTAAAGAGCTGAACATCGCCATCCTTAAACAACTCGTCATGGCCTTGTAAGACCTCTTCTTTAGTAGCGCACTCATAGTCTTGGACAATGTTCTTATCCAGGTGAAGACCAATGAGTCCTCTCACGGTGCGTTTGTTTTCTTCTTCTAGCATTAACATACCGACCTTCTGTCCATTGTCGTGAAGGTGGTAAGCGAACTCGGTTATCAAAGTGCTTTTACCTACACCAGACCCTGCACAAATAGTTACCAGGGTGGCAGGTCGAATACCTTTAGTTATATCGTTGAGCTTCTTATAGGGGTATCTGACCAGGGATTCCTCGTCAGTTTCTGCAATAGTATTTCTCAAGTCAGAAGAGCTAATGATGCCATCAGGTCTCCAGTCTTTAGCTCGCCAGATAGCATTGATAATCTCATGCTCACAGCCCTTCTGGAGTGCCTCATTTGCATCCTTATAGGGAAGCTTGGCAATCTTGACCTTACCTATAGGCATAGCCTCGGCACACTCTATGGCAGCCTTAGTCCCTGCATCGTCCTGGTCAAACATGAGGATGATTTCCTCAAATCCTTCCAGGTAGTCCCAGGCATTCATTAGAGCCTTCTTACCGCTCTGTGCACCGTTTGGTAATGAGACTACAGGCCACTTGTTCTTTTGTGCCTGGGAGACTGATAGACAGTCTATTTCGCCTTCAGTAATCACTAGCTTTTTACCAGTGGTCCAAAGATGCTGCCCAAACAATCCCATCTTCTTAGCTTCGCCCAGGATGGTGAAGTTCTTCTCTGAGTCTCTTATCTTTTGTGCGACTACCTCACCATGCTCATTACGATAGTTAGCTATCTGAGCAGGACGGTTTTTGTATGTACCTATGGTGTAGTCAAACTTTCTACAGGTACTAATTGAAAGAGCTCTGGCACCCAGGTCGCTATGTGTTCCCTGGAGTAAATCTTTATTAAGTTTGCTTGGTAGCTTTACCTGTTCCACCTGGTCAGTTGGTGGTGTGTAGGTTTGGCAGCCAAAGCAGAATATGTGGCCATCGTCATAAACGGCAGCGTTGTCTTTAGAACCACAGTGTTCACACTCAGTGTGCCCTACAAAATTAGAGTCATCATGTGTATCTTGTATCTGTAACATTTACTTTCCCCCAGACAAAAAAAAAGGGCCACCCCATCTCTGAGGTGACCCTGGCTCTCCTTAGCTACACTTTAGTTTCCTTCGTGTAACCACTCTTCAGGAATCGTCTTGTGTGAATACACGAACCCATACTTATCGCAATAAGCAGCGTAGGTTGTCTTCGACCCTTTATAGAGTTTTGAATTGCAATTACTAAATACAAACCTGATGTCTAGGTCTGGATGTTGTCGTTTGATTAGCAAGTGTTTCTGCCTATCAGCAACATTCCAAATACCTTTTGTCTCGACATAAAAAAAGCCGCCTTTCTTTGGCAGCCTGAAGTCTGGGGTGTACTTAGCATTGCGTTCTGGTACTACATAGTTAACCTTGTCTGTTTCATATAAGAGTTCAACACCTGCTGCTTTAATCTGAGCAGCTGCCTTGTCTTCTAATCCACTTCTGTAACCATGTTTAATACCACGTTGTTTACTTTTAGAATCGGTCCGCTGATGCAGCCATTTCTTCTTTTGGTTCTTTGGCATCGAAAGTTTCCTGTAAGATATCTTCACCTACATAGCCACCCTCAATGGCATCAAATCCATCACCCGACTGGTTACCACTAGTGACAGGGTTAATTACCTGGACTCTAGTTAGCTGCAGTTGGATCCCGTTTGCTCCAGACACTGTATAAGGTGCAATGTAGCCACCAATACGTAGTACTGAACCTGCCCATAGATTAGGCACTTGTTTGCCTACCAGGTTCTGTCCTTTGCTATCAAAGAAGTGCGGAGCATATTTAGACTTTGCATTGAATACAGTCTCACCAGTATCTTCATCAGTCTTAAATGGCATTCTTGCTGTCTTCCATTTAGTACCAAATTCTTCACTGGCAAGGTCTTCAATTTGTGCAATCAGCTCTGCAGCATCTGCTACTATTAAGTTTGTCTTGTACTTAGGTTCACCACCAAAAGCAGTATCTGGTTCATTCAACCAGGGATATTGTGCTCTACCTTCTTTTGTTGTGAATTTAATCTTTGCTTGAGCCATGCTCAGTCTCCTTAGTTTTAGTTGTTTCGTAGTTTTGTGGGGTTTTGCACGTTGGTAGGTCTACACCTAGCCTTAGTGCTTCATTGATTAATTTTTGTGTATAAGGATCACCTCGCTGACGTAACAGTTCAGCAAGTCCTAAGACACGTTCTCGTGGATGCATAGTTTTACCTCGGATGCTTCTCTAAGGGTGGACAAAACGCCTACCCTCGATTGGCATTGAGATTTTGTTGACTAGCTAAAGCAGTATTCTGATTCCAGGACCTGGTCTAAATCTAAATTACCTTTAGGTGGAATCTCTATGTCTAGCTTGTTACAGCCTTCATAGGTTAGTTGCTGCTTTGCTTGTTTCAAGACATCTTCATACAGACAGTAGTCTTTGTAGATTTCGACAAATGATGCTCTGACAGCTTCGTACATTACATCGGTATCTGTGGGGGTGGTCCCAAATGAATCATGAATTAAGAAGAAATCATTCACGCCATTTTGTTTAGCAGTTAGAACCGTTAATAACAAATGTGCTGAATCCATAGAATGGATAATGTTGGGAGACACAGCTGCTTTAGCTTTCTTCTTGTCTATCCGCTTGTTAGCTTTCTCTCTGACGGATATCTGTGTTCTCTTTAAAACACCTGCTTCTCTATCGTGAAGGTATATCTTGACCTTCTTAACATCCCAGTAGGTGTACTTCTGTATCACTGGAAAACCAACAGGGGTTACAAATCTGAATGGTTTACCTTCGTGAGCCAGGGATCCTGCAACACTTTGGAAAAAAGACATACCTGCTGCTGCACTACTTATGACTTCCTGGACAGACTCATAGTTCATACCTGCCAGATGTCTAGCTGCAAGTTGTTGCTCTGCTTTATCACCAAATGGATGCTCTTTTAGCTCGCCTCTCATGACCTTGTCAGCCAGGGGTCTCATAGTGTCTTCATACAGCTGTTCGGCAAAACCAAACTTAGCACTAGAGTAACCGTAGGTCATCGTATTACGCTTTACAGTAGAGCGGGTTACACCTAGCTTTAACCATAGCCTAGAGAGCTCAGAATCGTCCTCTAAGAGCTTATCGTTAGTAGCTTGAGCAACCGCATTGTAAACGTCTTGAGGCTTCTCAGAAGGCACTAGATTGACCAGATGGCCATCGCCTTCATTGAGTGATGCTGCAGCATAATGTTGAACACCTGAGTTGGTTCCATCCAGGCATGGTGCTAAGGCAGATTCATACTCATTGCCGTAGTCCATGTAGTTAGCAAACTCATGACAGGCAGCCAAGAACTGAAAAGGTTTATCAGCGGTAGACCAGTAGTCAAAAGTAGCTTTGGCATCCCTACCAACATCGTAAATCTTTTCCTTGTTATCCTCGACCCAGGCAGCCCTAGCATCTAATGACTGCTTACTAATCTTGTCAAAGTCTCCGACATTAGCAATGTGGACGGCTAACCAGAAGGCTGCACTGTCATCCATCTTCTTAGTGTTCTTCATGTTGAACATAGCTTTGACGTGGTCATCTCTATGGTAACTAAAGTGTGGCACTGGATAGACACGTCCTCTGAAATCAAAGTTCCAAGGCAGCCAGAATTGTTCAAAGTTGGCTAACTCATTTGCTGTTGAAAGGTCTTGTAGCATTAAAGCCCTGGCACCATCAATTTCACGGTTCTTAGTTCTTACTTCTCTAGCTTTTAAAGTCCATCCTTTCTTGTCATAGGTAGACAAAGACTCCCACTCGCCTGGTCTCTTTAAGTGCTCAATCTTTTCCTTACGTGGAAACTTACTAAAGACCTTAGCTTCATCCCATGCCCAGTTAACGGCATCGAGGACGTAGTGGTTTATTA